GTAACCAAGATCTTTTAGCTGGCGCTGCATGGCTGAAACCGACCCACCTTTGCAGCCCAATTTTAATACCGACATCAATCACCTCCCCGTAGCACCGCGGCAATATTGCCCCGACCTCTGATCACCGCCACCGCAAACGCAAGAGCAACCGCGCACTGGCCTGGCCCGACAACCGGGCTATACAGCATGATCCGCAGAACGGCGATCAGCATCAGGCCAATCAGCGCGCTGGCCACCATGGCGTACAGCGGCTTACGGTTGAAGCCTTGGCGCCGAAAGGCGATCAACCTGATAGCGGCAGCCAGGTAGGCTGCCGTGGTGATGACCGGGAAGACGTGAATGGTTAGCCAAGTCATTAGCGCCCCCTCCACTTGTTCACTATGTCACTCACATCAATCTGCTCGATGTGATCCAGCACCTTGAGCGCCAGCGGGACGATAACGATCGATCCGATAAAGCCGCCCGTGCCGCTCTCCTGGACCGGCGACAGGTGAACAACATCGCCACTCATCAGATAACCAAGCGCAGCCGAAAAGGCGAGCGCACCAAAGCGCTTTAGTGGTGAGATATCTGACTTGCTGTAAGCCACCAGACTGGCGCCAAGTACCGCCCCCATCAGGGCGTTGGCGTCAATCCACGGAAGCAGGGCGGCCAGCCCCACCCCGGCGGTGGCGGTAACAGCAGCGGCGGCGCTGCTTGTAGGTTCTGCCATGTTACAACTCTCTCTTTTGTCAGGCGACTAACGCCGTGAATGTTGGCAACCCCTGCAAACTGGTAGCTCATCGCCCCGCAACAGCCCCGATGGACTTCACAATGGCGCCGCACGCCCTGATCACCCCGTTCAACCTGTCAGCAATGCCGACTTGCAGTGCGAGCTCCGCTTCTCGGCCTTTTCTCCAGTCCGCATAAGCCTTGCCTTCGATAAACTCACTGGCGTCCGTGATCGTGGTATTGAAAGCGTCCGTCAGTGATGTGGATGAATATAACGCCAGGCTATGCGCTGCTCGCTTGTGGTTTTCCTGCCATTCGTCGCGCAAGCGGGGTGATGCAGGTATCAGCGAGAAATCGCGCTGGCGGGATCGCCAACTCACCTCCCTGCTCGTCACCCTCTTTCTCGACAGGCAGCACCAGAAGCCCGTCATCATCAAACGACAGCTTGAGCAGGTGTGACAGTTGGTCGCTACCCGCATGAAACATTGCCAGCAGCCTGGTAAATGCGCTTTCAGGGAAGCTCAGCATGGCCTGCATGCGCGCCAGTACGAAGCTATCGAGTTCGCCGTCGGTCAGGCCTGCGCCATCATCCCCGTTGGGGATCAGCTGCGCAGCCATCAACCCAACCTGCCAATGGGTGTAACGCGAGATACCGTCCAACTCGCCCTCCAGGCGTTCGATGGACTCCGCCAGCCGCCCGGTCAGTTGCCGCATTGCCCAGTGATCGCCCTCCAGCTCGCCCAGCCCTATCCGGTCGGCGGGGTAATCTGTACCCCCCATCAGGTAATCTGAGTAGCGACTGACCCCGCCGGCCAATGCGAAATCGGGGCCGTCATCCAGTGTGCTGGCCATGTAATGACAAATCGCCAGGGTGCGCTCCTGTATCGTCCAGTCGGCCGGATCGGCAATGCCGGTTACCTCGCTGACGGCGGCGCGCAAAAATCGACTGGCCGACTCCTGGTGCAAGTGAGAAGGAATGGCGGCCAGTGCAATCGCGTCGCGAATGGTCAGTTCACGCAAGCGCACGGTCAGGCGCTTGGTTCGTAGTGCGGGTATCTCAATCACAATCAGATTCTCCTCATGCTTTGCCAGTCGTTGCGGTCCTGCGCGGTCAGGGTGCCCAGCGTGATTGGCAGGCGCAATTGCGTGAAACGGCCCTGTTTGTCAACCGGGCTGCCAAGTGGCACCCCTACCCGCTCGATCACCATGGGGCCGTAGCGCCGACCCTTATAAATCACCGCCACCATGGCCGGCACTAATGACGGCATGGCACTCTCAACCATGCCCTTGTCGCTCGTGGCGTAATCCAGTCCGGCGGTCAGTAGCGTGCCTTCAGGAGCGAGGTGCTCTGGCAGTGCCCAGGCGACCAACTGCGCCATCGGCGCTTCCACCTCGGCGGCCGGATTGCGCCATGCGCGAAAGATAAGCTCCCCCTGAATGCGCATGGGTGGTGAGCCATTGAATACCTGAGTGCTATTGAGCTTGGTCATACCGGTGCGCCCCTGCGCCTCTCGCACGGCACCTGATGCACCACTGGTATCAGCCCCAACGCTCTGCCCCACTTTATCCACCATGGCAGCCAGCGCGCCGGACTGCAGCATGCTCGACAACCCGGGCGCGGCACCTTCTGCCCCGGCATTCTCAAATGGGGATTGCCAGTTGAGGTCGATATCGAGCTGCACGTCATCGCCAAAGGGGGCGCGCACTACCGGACCGCCCGGGATGGCATTACCCTTGATATCCACCTCAAAGATGCGCGCCAACAGGTGGGAGCTGAGGCCATCCCACAGCGAGGAAAGATCACCGGCAGCCGCTGATGCGGCGCCAATAAGGGAGGTGGGCATGAGAACCCCTCTAAAAGTCAGCGAAAAATCAGTAAAAAAGGCGGCCATCTGGCCGCCAGTGAGTTACAGGCCGAGCTTTTGACGCTTGCGCATCGATTTCATGCGGCGCATCTTGGCACCTGCTGAGCGCGCCTTCATTTGCGCCTTGCGGATTGCCAGCTTCTGCTTGCCGGTCAGGCGAACGGAACCGGACACGCGCTTGTTAATGCGCACCTTCTTGCCGTTGCGTACCACCATCTTCTTGCGGTAGGTGGCATCAAAGACCGCCTCTTGCGCGTCGGGGCCAAACACAAAGTCATCAAGATCGGCGTCCTGCTGGTCGGCATCCGCTTCACCAGCGCTGGCTAGCAGATCCTGCACGCGCACCGCTGCATCAGGATCCCACTCGTTGAGCAGTAGATCGAGATCATCCTCAGCGACACCCAGGGTTGCCAGGTAGTCCCATGCCGCCTCCAGTGCGGTAGCGATCACCTCCTGCTCGTCATCATCGAGCTCGCCATCCTGGTTGCTGTCGGCGATACCCACCATCAGCGCCAGCAAGCGATCGGCGGCAGTTTCATTCTCATCAAGCTCCTTATCGCCGATCCACTCCTGCACGGCGGCAACGGCATCCATGCGCGCGGCGATCTCCTCAAACGCAGCGGCAGGATTAGCGGCCTCTTCTTGTGCGCTATCGAGGGCGGCGCGCAGCTTCACCTCGCGCGCCTCCTGTTCCTTGGGGCCATAAAGGTGGTCCCGCATCAGATTGCTATACATACATCAGCCTCCTTAGCGGCTTAGTGTTTGAGTAACGAAGGTTTGGCGATTGGTGCCGTCATAGCGCAACCAGTAGCTCACATCCAGGCGGTCGTAAGGACGCGCCTCATTGGGGGCCACCACGAACCGGAAGGCGCTGCCGCCCATTTGCGGGTCATCCGATGGCACGATCCAGTCGGACGCCTCAGCCCCCTCAAACAGTGACTGCAAAAAGTCGATGGTCATCTTGACCGAGACCTTCATCGGCTTTTGCAGTGCGTCCTTGGCGAAAGCAGTGACGGCATCGTCAATGCTGGTAGACATATCGACCACGGAGATCAGCTTGCGCAGGCTGTTATCCACCGGCGCACAGGTGAGGGAGTCAAACCACACATAGCGACCACCGCCGGTATAGACGCTATAGATCACCGGGTTGATCTTGGCGCGGGCCAACAGGTCCATCTCTTGATCGTCCGGGGTATAGGTTTGCACCATGCCAGAGCGATCAACCGGCCAATCACGCCCGGCAATCGGGTAGTTCTTGGGGGCAAATCCCTTGGCGTTGGTCTGGGCGTTGCGGGCGCAACTCTTGGCTACGTTGAGGGCGGCAGTGCCCACGTGAAAACGCGGGTTGATGCCGGTAGGGTCGTTGGCCTTGAGCGGTGCCCAGAAGCCATGAAACAGGTGAGCAGACTCGCGACCACTGACGTTCATCTGCTCCACCCAGGCGACAGCTGCCTCGGGATTCAGATCGCCAGGCACGTCAAAGCGGAATTGCTTGTTCAGGCGATGCGCCAGGCCAAATTTGGCATCCATGAGTGATGCTGACGTGGTGCCACCGGAAACCAGGTAGCCCCATGCATACTGCGTCTTCTCCAGTTGAGTGACGGCGCGCAGGCAATCCTCGGCGGCGTAGGTGGTGGAACCCTCGGTGAAGTAAATCTGCATGTCAGAGGTGGCCCACTTGGTGGCACGCCCTTCGTAGCCATAGGCGGAGGACGTGGGGGCAATCTCGGTGGTGGCACCAACCAGCACCTCCACCGAATCGGTGCGGTTGGCGATCACGTCCGGCAGGTACTTGGAATTACCGTTGTCATCGATGTCGCCCGGCAGTAGCGAGCCGGTGAACTCGACCAGCTGCTCATCGCCCTTATCAAGCAGGCGCAGGGTGATCATGCTGTTGGGCTGGTTGACCCCGCCTACGCGATGTTCATCGGCATGAAAGCTCACCTTGATGCCATCGTTGAAGCACTCAAGGTGCTTGATGGCCAACAGATAGGGCTCAACCGGTTCATCGGCAACGACCTCAAAGGTGTAGCCGCCGGTGGCGGTCAGTGATCCTTCCTCGCCTTCCATCTCCTCCTTGACCACGATCCAGCTCAGCTTGGCCTCGTCGGTACACAGGCGACTCACGACCGCGGCATACGCGCCCTTTTGCAGCGCCTCAACCACTTGCACCCACGCCTCGTTCAGGGCGTTAGCGCGAACGGACTCGCCCTTGCCGAGCTTGACCCTCACGTTGCCGCGAGTGACCGGAAAGGCCTTATCGATGCGGCCGCGAGTGGCGCGCATGGCGATAGCGAAAATCTGGTCAGCGTTGGAGCCGGC